AACTGATATTTATAACTTTTTAAAGTCGGTTCCTGTTGAAAACTTTTGTGCATTAAACAGAATGAGAAGACTAATGTTTAACTGGTGTAAGATTAATGATAAATTGACTGATTTTAATACAGTATCATCAAAATGTGATAAGATTCATTTGAAATTGGCTGCTATTTATTCTAATAAACTATTTCCAAACATATTAAATGAAGATTTACCACCAGTAAAAACGCAATAAATATTTTTCTCATTTAATTTAGTAAATGTCTAAAAATTTTGATTCTAAACATCTTATTAAGGATGAAGAAGATGATGAAAAAGTTGAAGTAGATTGGAGTATTGATTCCGATGATGAACCAAAAAAACAAAATAAAGAAAATGAAGATATTGAAATAGACGAGTTAGATGACATTAGTGATTTATCTGAAATTTTGAAAGAGAATACTAAGGAAAAAGTGAATCCAGAAATTAATATTGAAATAGTGAATGAAGATAATAAAAAAGGAGTAAAAATAAGTATTAATATGGAAATTGATAAAAGAGTCGTTTCTATTGATTTTGTAATTAATAAAAAAACTATACTAAAAATAGCTAATGAACTTAAAAAATTATAAGAAAAAACGCTTTTAAATTAAGAAATTTTTATCTTAATTTAAAATATAATGTATTTTATATTATTATATGGAGAAAACCCAACAAATATTAATAAAATTTAAGAAGAAAATGATAAAATTTAAAAGGAAAATGGATGAAATAAATCAAAAAATATATTTTTATAAAGATGTCTTGATGAGTATGATAAATAATCTTTCGCATTGTAATTCATTAAAAATATTTCAAGATTCAGAGACAAATAATTTATCAATATTGACTGAATTAAAAGAAATAAAAGAATTAATGTATGAATTACCAGATATTATAACTTTTAAATATCTTAAAACAAATAAATTTGAAGCAATTGATAAAAAAATAGAGAATATTAAAAAAGTAATTATCAAATATATGAATCATATTGCATCAGATAATATTCAAAATATTTTAAGATTAATTTTTAATGATAATTGGATTGATTTTTTTGATAAAGATGAAATTGAAACTATTATTTTTATATCTAAATTTATAAAAGTAATTTGTGTTTGGTATTCAGAAGAACATAAAAAAGAAATTTTAATAAAATCAGTAGCAACCGAATTTCCTAATAAATCAAGTATATTAACCAAAGAATTATTGGAGACTTTATTAGGTTTGAAAAAAGATGATGACTTATTGTTAACTAATAATACTGTATTTTTAAAAAATGCACCAAAAAGAAATAATCATTTTAATAAATCAGAATGTATAGCTCAATTAGAAAATAGTAATATTAAAATAACAAAAAATTCAAAATCAGTATCATTAATTGAAGATAAATATGGAGCTTGTATTTATATTCGATGTGATAAAAAATATATTGTAATTCAAGGTATTTTTAAAGATGACTTTTTAAATTTATCAACTTCTGTTTCATTTGTTAATAAAATAATAAACAAACATCAAGAAGCATTTGAGAATGATACTTTAATTCCTTTGAAAAAATTTAAAGATGCTTATTTTAAAACATTAAATTTAAGAGATTTAATTGTTTCTTCTTCTGTAGAATTATTAGAAGAAGTTAAGAAAAAATATAATGATTTTAAAGTTTTGCAAAACAAAGGTTTATTCAATCTAATTAGTGAATTTTTATTAGCTTCAAAATATAGAAAAATAGACATATTAACTTTATTATTAATGTCAAATGAAGATAATCAAAAAGTCGCATATATTTTATTTGATGTTTTTAAAGCAAAAGATAAAAAAGATGTTTGTCAAGAAATTTATTATTCTTTACATTATTCAGTTAGAGATATCTTAAATTTGTCTAAAGTTAAATTAGAAAATGATGAGAAAGAATTACATTCATTTGCTGAATCAGATTTACCTTATGATAGAAGAATTAGTTTGATGAATGCTAGTAATGAAGTTAAGACTAAAGCTATGGAAAAATTAAAATCTATTAAATCATCATTTCAAGGAGATAGTAAAGCTCAACATTGGTTAGATGGATTATTAAAGATACCATTTAATGTTTATAAAGAAAATCATGTTATATCTTTCAAGGAAAAGTTTATAAGAACTTTGGATGATGATAAATTATTTTCAGATAACGATGTGGATAATCATATTAATGGTTTAAGAAAAGAAATTAATCAGGACCCTCGAGTCAAAGACTGGGATAATTATAAAATAGAAAAGAAAGAATATTTAGTGAATGTAAGAAAGGTTTTAGATTCAGTAGTATTCGGTCATAAAGAAGCTAAGATTCAATTGGAAAGACTTTTTGCTCAATGGATTAACGGAGAAACAAAAGGAGCTGTTTTAGGATTAAAAGGTCCTCCTGGAACGGGTAAAACGTCTTTAGCTAAAAATGGTTTATCTAAATGTCTAATTGATAAAAGTGGAGAACCCAGACCTTTTGTATTTTTACCTATCGGCGGTAGTGTTAATGGATCAACCTTAGTAGGTCATAACTTTACCTATGTTGGTTCCACTTGGGGAAGAATTGCTGATATTCTGATGACAACTAAATGTATGAATCCAATTATTTTTATTGATGAATTAGACAAGGTATCTCATACTGAACACGGTAGAGAAATCATAAGTATTTTAACACATTTAACGGATGCAACTCAAAACGATGAATTTGAAGATAAATTCTTTTCCGGAATAAAATTAGATTTATCGAAAGCTTTAATAGTATTTTCATTTAATGATGTAAATTTAATTGACCCAATTTTAAAAGACAGAATTACAATAATAGAAACAAATGCTTTAAGCTTGAGTGAAAAATTAACAATTATTAATAATTATATGTTACCTGAAATATGCAAAGAAGTTGGATTTAATAGAGAGGAAATAATAATTAGTGATGAATTAATTACTAAATTGATTGAAACTTATACAAATGAAGCTGGAGTTAGAAAGATTAAAGAAAAGATAGTTGAAATTGTTAGAGATATAAATTTAAGTAGATTTCATAATGATGATATTATTTTACCTTATACTGTTACTGAAGAATATACTAAGAAATTATTTGAAAATAAACCTAAAGTTAGAGTTAAAAAAATATCTCCTGAACCAGCTATTGGTATGGTAAATGGTTTATATGCAACTAGTTCTGGTTCAGCTGGAGGAATAACTGTCATTCAAGCTATTAAATTTCCTTCTGATAAAATGTTAGAATTAAATATTACTGGTCAAGCCGGTGATGTAATGAAAGAATCTATTCAATATGCTCTTAAAAATGCTTATTCTTTATTAACTATTGAAGAACAAAGTAAAATAGTAGAAGATGCACAAAATAAAAAAGCTTTTGCAATCCACGTGCATTGTCCGGATGGTGCAACACCTAAAGATGGTCCTAGTGCAGGATTAGCTTTTACTTTAGCAATGTATTCTTTATTAAGTGGTAAGAAGGTTAATAATAAGGTGTGTATGACTGGAGAAATCGATTTAGTTGGTAACGCGGGAATTATTGGAGGGTTAGAAGCTAAATTAAACGGTGGTAAGAAAGCTGGTTGTACTCTAGCTTTAATCCCAGAAGATAATATGGAAGATTTGGAAATAATAAGACGTGAAGGTAATTCACCCGAAGATGATACCTTTAAGGTTATAGCGGTTAAAAATATTAAGGATGTATTAAGTAATGCTATATTATAATTAATTTATTAAAATTAATTATAATTCCCGTTTTTATAATAAAACAATTTATTTATAATAGAATAATTTTTTAAAAAAGTTTCATTTTTTATTTTTTTCTCTCTCTAGTAAAAAAGTTAATTATAAAAATTGAAAAATTTATTTTTTAATACATTATATAAATAAGTATATAAAAATGAATACAGAAGGTATTATATATTTTATTCAACCTACTGAATTAATTAACACGAATAAATATAAAATTGGTATGTCAAGAAAGAATGACCTTAGTAGACTAAAATCCTATCACAAAGGAACACGATTTATTTCTATTATGAGTTGTAATAATCCTTTATTATTAGAAGGATTAATTAAAATTAAATTTCAAAATAAATATAAATTAATCGCAGGAAATGAATATTTTGAAGGAGATGAAAAAAATATGTTAAATGATTTCTTACAAATTATTAATGAAAATAAAAATTTAAAAGAACTTGAAAATAAAGAAATTATATTTAATAATTTAGATAAAGAAATTAAAAATAAAAAAAATCTTTTTTGTAAAATATGTAATAAAAATTATGCGAGTCTTTCATCTATAAGTAATCACAATAGAATTTTTCATTCTAATAATAATCTAAAATTACAACTAGAATTAAAACCAGAAATAAAAATAGAAAAAAATGTATATTCTTGTAGAAAATGTAAAAAAATATTTACACAAAAACAAAATAGATGGAGACACGAACAAAAATGTGATTTAACTATTAAATTAGATGAAAATAAAGAAGTTAAAGATAAACATATAGAATTAGAAAAACAACTTAGTGAATTAAGAGATATGATTCATAAATCAATAAAAGAAATCCATATAGATGATTTTTAATTAGAAAGTGCCCTTTTCATAAATTTAGTATAGTTCCAATCTTTCTCAAGTAATTCCTTTTCTGATATTGTTTTCAATTCTTTTGGCATTTCAGAATTATAAAATACATAAAACATCATATTAGCTTCATCTTCATAATCAATCTTTTCATTAGAGAAAACAATATTAGTATCAATCCATCTACCGTTAACGTCTCTAGTGCCATCTACTTTATTTGGGTAATGAAAATATTTATAATCTTTTTCCTTCATTAATATTTTTAATTCTTCCCAAATTACTAATTTTCCTAAATCGTGATAAGTAAATTCTTTTTTAGTATCCAATTTATTTAATAAATGTTTGAGAACTTGACCCATTAAAATTCCATTGGGACGTGATGCTAAAACCCAATTTGATGGAGTTCCATAACCACTAGAACATTTCATACCAGTGCAACCAAATCCAACAAAATCAAACTCAGATAATTTATAAATAATTTCAATTGGGTCTTTCAAACAAATAATATCAGAATCCATATAGATACCCCCGTACTTGTGTAATAAAAGAATTCTATAAATATCAACTTTATGGGCAATAATTAATTTATCCATTTTCTCTTTATATTTTTCAAGTTCAGGAATGTACTTGAAAATGTTATCTTTATTTAATCTTATTATTTCAAAACTTTTAGAACAATGTTTATCAACTGTTTTTAAAGATAATGAAATATAAGAAGGTGTTTCTTTACCATCTATATTATCCCAATATTGCCACAAGTAAGGTTTCTTAATTTTATTATATGCAATTGAATTATCTGCTTTATAATAACATCTTAGAATAGGTTCCTTTTGAATATCAACAGGCCAAGCATTATATACTTGTTCTAAAATATTTTTTGCATTATTAGGTCCACTTAATTCTATATCTCCAAATTCATATTTCTTTAATGGAAAAATATCTGATTTATTAAATACTTCTTGAGGCCAAATTTTTAAAGCAGATTTAGATTTTATAATTATTTTATCTTTACTTTCAGTAAATATTAAAATATTAATAAAAGGGTACCTATAATCAGCTTTTGGAAGTTCCATTCCATTTAATTCATAGATTCTATAACCCGCAAAAAATTCAGAAATACCTAGATTTTTCTTTTCTAATATTTTTTTCATTTTAATTAAATCCTTTTCGTCTCTATCTAGAATACAAAAGTCAATATTATCTCCCCATGGATGGATTGTCTTGTAATTTACTGCGCCTAAAAGAGCTTCCGTGTGAATCCAGTAATTAACATCACCAGAATCAAAAACATCTTTTACTTTTCTAATTAATCTTTTTATAGAATCAGCACTTTTATAATTTTCAATAATTTCTGTATCTTCAAATCCTTCAGTATAATTAGTACAAGGTAAAAAAGAATAAATTACCAAAATTAAGATAAGTAATATAATAATATATTTAATCATTATTTTACCTTAGAAAATTTTCTAAATAATAAATTC